TTTCCACCCTTCTCAGACTCCAGGGACAGGACGTACCCCCAGGATCTCCCAGATCCTTGGCAGAACTTCGGGGCTTATGCGGTAGAGAGCCTTGCGTCCAAGTACCTTGTTACATCTTTCCCTCCCCAAGCTACGTTCTTCAGGTACGAGGTCACTGAGCGTAGCGTTCAGGAAGCCAGGGATTCTGGGTTGGATGATGGTGCTATCGCCACACTAAGATTGGAGATCCAGCAGGCACTCGCGGCTCGAGAGCGTGCAATTGTAAAAGAGTTCGATACAGGTACCTACCGAGTGGGACTCGCCGAGGTGTTCCGGCAGCTAATCGTTGCGGGGAACTGCCTAGTGAATGTCCCCCGTGGGGGTGGTGGTCTTCGGATATTCCACCTGAATAGGTACGTTGTTAAGCGCGGGCCGATGGGTAAGTTGCTTGAGCTTGTTGTTAAAGAGGACTCAGAGTGGATCGCCCTTCCTAAGAACATAAAGGAACTATCGGAAAACCCCGAGGACAACGAAGCTCACCGGGATGAACGTGTGTCTATTTACACCCATGTTGAGTACCGCGATGGGTTCTACCACAGTTCACAGGAAGCTTTTGGTAAGACTATCCCCGGTTCTGAATCCAGGTACCCGCAGGATAAATCCCCCTGGCTGGCACTGAGGTTCACTACCATAGAGGGTGAAGACTATGGCAGGGGTTTCGTAGAGCAGTACAGAGGGGCACTCAACAGCCTTGAGGTACTCCGTAGAGCCATAACGGAGAATGCCGCTGCCGCTGCCCGCACTATATTTATGGTTCGTCCTAACGGATCTACCAAGGTTAGGAACCTACAGAATACACCCAACGGTGGGTACGTCAGCGGAGATGCTAACGATGTAAGCGTACTCAGGATGGACAAGCAGGGCGATATGATGATCGCTAAGGACACAGCCCAACAGCTTGTCAAGGAACTGAGCTTCGCCTTCCTGCTCAACTCCGCAGTACGGAGAGATGCTGAGAGAGTCACGGCGGAAGAGATCAGGGAGTTGGCAAAGGAGCTTGAAAGCACCCAGGGTGGGGTGTGGTCTGTCCTCAGTCAGGAACTCCAACTCCCCATCGTCAAGCGCATTGAGGCAATCCTTGAGGCCCGTGGGGATATCAAGAGTCTCCCTAGGAATACAGTAGAGCCTATCATTGTTACGGGACTCCAAGCTATTGGACGTACCCAGGATCTAGCGCGCATCCGAGAGATGCTTCAAGACCTGGCAGCCGTAGCCCAGTTGAAGCCCGAGGTTATGCAGTTCATTGACGCCCGCGACTTGGTTACTAAAATCTTCATCGGTCACGGTATCCCAGAGGATGGGCTTCTGAAGACTGAGGAGGAGGTTGCGGAGGAGAACGCAGCAGCACAGAAGCAGGCACAGCAACAGGCTATGCAGGAACAGGTCATGTCGGCAATACCAGGCTCAATAGAGAAAGCCGTGGGTGGCATGGACATGGGGGGCATGATGGGTCAATCACCGGGTGGGGGTCAACCCCCCCAATAAGGAGTTAGGTACATGGCGGGGAGAAAAGGGAAGAAAAAAGACAAGAAACAACCCAAGGATCTCACTCAGATGATTTCTGAAAAGCAGTACGAGCGAGCCCTGGGGGGTGCAGAGCCTAAGAAGTACAAGGTACTTGAGACCACTAAACCACTATGGGGAATTGTGGAATTTGATTTGAACAGTCCAGTCGAGGAAGAGGACATGGACGAACGGGAGGATATTTAGTATGGGTGAATCAGTAGGCGAACTTGGTCAGGCACAACAATTAAGCCAGGTCAATTTCTCTCCAACAGAACCCGACGCGGAGGGGAACACCCCCGATGCGGTCGCTTCTGTGGAGGCGGGTCAAAGGCCCGACTCTGATGGAGTTAGTGCGTCAACCACGGAACCCACAGGTGAGTCACCCACACCTGAAGGAACCGACAACTCAGACCTAGAAGTAAGTCAAGATCAAGCATCTAATTTGCTTGCAGTTGCTGGACTAGACATGAACGAACTATCAAGTGAGTGGGAAGATAATGGTTCATTGTCCGAGGACAGCTATACCAAACTGGTCGATGCTGGCTTTCCTAAAGATCTTGTAGATGGATATATACAAGGTCAGGAGGCTCTCAGGAGCAACGCTACCCGGTTCATTGACGATACTGCATACGGTATCACTGATGGTAAAGAGGGTTATCAAGCCCTTATTCAATGGGGTGGTGCTAATCTGTCAGCAGAAGAGGTCTCGGCTTTCAACGCGGAGGTTACTAGCCTCAATCCCTCAAAGGCTGAAATGGCTATTAGAGGATTGCAAAGCAAGATGCAGTCCGTTGAGGGGTATGAGGGATCTACCACCCAAGTTGGGAGTAGGTCTGGAGTTGGATCAGATACATACGCAGATCGCACGCAGATGATGCAAGATCTGGGTAATCCTCTGTACGACAAGAGCTCAGCATTTCGACAAAAGGTCGATTCTAAGATCTCTAGGTCGCGGCAGAGGCACGGAGGGGATCTCCCCTCGTAAGGATTATTTAATATATGAGTGATTATACAGCACCTAGTAGACTAGGTGAAAACGGCACAACGGGTGCTAATTCTAACGAACTGTTCCTTGAGGTGTTCGGTGGGGAGGTTCTGAATGCGTTCAATACAGCGAACGTAACTATGAGCCGCCACAAGGTACGAACCATTTCTGAGGGTAAGACCGCAAGGTTCCCCAGTACATGGAAGACTACTGCCTACACGCACGTTCCCGGTCAGATTCTCGACCCGAAGGCAATCGAACACGCGGAGATGCTAATCTCCATTGATGATCTTCTTGTTGCGCCCGTCTTCATTGATCGGCTTGATGAGGCTAAGAATCATTATGAGGTTCGACGGGAATACTCCAAGCAAGTTGGTGAAGTTCTCGGTAACACGATGGACGCAAATGTCCTTCGCGTAATGATGAAAGCTGCCGCAACCGCGGCCCGACATACGGGTGGTGACGGTGGTTCTATTCTTGGTGCCGCCTCTGCCAACGTGATTTCTGGTGATCTTGAGGTTCTCATTGATGCAATCTTTGCGTCTTTGAAGCGTCTTGATGAGAAGAATGTTCCCGGTGTTGGACGGCAAATCTTTGTCCGACCGTTGGAATGGTACGGTCTTCTCCGTGCTGGCTCGGCTCTTGTCCAGACCCCCGCGCCTCCTGCGCCTGGTCAAAACCTGTCACCAATTGGATCAATTATGAATCGTGATCTCGGTGGTAACGGTAACCTGTCAGAAGGTGTCATGCCGCGCATTGGTGGAGCGGAGTTGATTAAGAGCAACAACATCCCCAATGCCGCTGAAGCCACTAGCTTCGCTAACGCCGAAGACCCCGGCTTCAACGTAAACTCTAAGTACCGTGTGGATAGTGAAGATGTTATGGCACTCGTTAATACGGGTGACTGCGTTGGTACTGTCAAGCTGCTTGATCTTGCGATGGAGCAGGAGTATGACATTACTCGCCAGGGTCATCTGATTGTCGGCAAGTATGCCGTTGGTCATGGTGTCCTCAGAGCAGAGTGTGCTGTGACTATTTCGGATGCTACTGGTCTGACCTTCGGTGCATAGTAAGTAACTGAATACCTCACCACAGTGATGGTGAGTCTTAGGGGTGCCAAGGGTTATTCCCCTTTCTCTTGGCACCCCTTTTTTTTAATCTTTCAAAATAGGAGCGGCTGTGGGCACACCAGTAAGCAAGTCAACAGAGCTTAGTGCCGTGAACTCCATGCTACGGATGATCGGCGAATCATCAGTCGCCTCCTTAGCTTCACCCACCCGTAGTGATGTGCGGGCAGCTATAGAACTCCTAATCGAAGTCAGCCGTGAAGTGCAATCCGAGGGCTGGTGGTTCAACAGGGAAATCGTGAAGTTGGTACCCGATAGTAGCACTAAGGAAATCGTACTGATAGATCAGATTGTCTCAGTGGACAAGGTAGAGTATTCATCTGCTGCTGAGTATGTAGAGCGGGCAGGTAAGCTGTACAACATGAAAGACCACACATACCAATTCACAGAAGCTTCAGTCGAGTTGGTGGTTATCAAACAGTTTGAGTTTGAAGAAATTCCAGAGGTTGCACGCAAAGCAATCACCTCAAGGGCTACTCGATTCCTATGCGAAGCTCGAGTCCTTGATATCAATCTCGCAAAGATTCTCGCGCAAGACGAACTTGCTAATAGGAGCAGGCTTGAGGACGCTGAGTTGTCTAACGGTGACTACAATGTGTTCAAGGGGCCTGACATGAGCAGACTGGTTAATCCTTGGCTCCGCTAATAAACAAGGAGATCAACTCCTTCCTGGGTGGTGTATCAGAGCAGCCCCCGGAGACCCGTCTGGATTCCCAGGTGGAAGAGTCAATAAACTCTATCCTTGACCCTGCTTCAGGGGCTATGAAGAGACCACCCCTTATACACAAAGCCCTGATTGCTCCCTCTAGAGCTATGCGGGAAACGAAGATGCACCTTATTGATAGGGACGAAAACGAGAACTACGTTGTCACTGTTGAGGCGGGTGTGGCTGGGGGTGCCCCCACCGACCTAGAGGTTCTGGATGCCAACACGGGATCTAAGTACCCAGTCGTACAAGTTTCCGCAGATGACTCTGTTTTCGGTCTTGATGCGTATCAACTGGACACTTATGAGTTCGGTTCAACATCTAACGTTAAAATTGGAATAGACGCTACGTGGTTGCTTGGCAACGCCAACTTTACCGCAAACGGTGGTGGATTCATGCCTGAAGAAGCTCTCGTACCGGGAGGGCTAAACGTAGGCACTGAGATTAAAATAACAGGAACAGGCATTACCGAATTCGATTATAACCCAGCTACAAATAGCCCTACTTTCTGGGTTGACACAGTAGACAATAGCCCCGTTTCGTTCACACTAGACAACACCATTGGGTTATTACCAAGTGATCTTCTGCACAGCTTCGGTATGGGCTCCCTCTCAGCAAGAGCAGATGGTATCGCTGGTTCTGCTGCCCCCCCTAGCTACATAAGCGACATAGCCACTCCCGATAAGTCACTCAGGATGCTGACAATTGCGGATTCTACTTTCGTAGTCAACCGATTACAGACGGTTGCTATGAGTGGTACCCCCCCTGCTGTACCTTTAGACCGTGCAGTTATATCGTGTTCTGGAGGTGGGGTGCTTAATGCGGCAAGTGATAAATTCGCCGAGAGTGTCCTAGCGGGTTATGACGCTGATGAGCCGAAGGCTCTAGTCGGACCCCGGTGGCTTATTGAGATTGGGACGGCTACGAACAATGCGACCGCAAACCTGCCCGGAACAATCTCAAACTCCGAGCAGTCCATCCTGCAAATCAAGAAGACACACGATGAGATAAATCATACTTGGCAGGCACAGCTTACAGTAAGCAATCTGGCATTGTACAACTTCGCGACCTTCAGGGCACCGTACAGTATAGAATGGCTAGAGTTAACCCCCACGCAGAGGACTGACTCTGACGGTTCGACCCTCGACCCGGGCCCAAACGATACTACCAAATTCAGGGGGCACACTGGTTGGAAGTGGGAATTCACAGAAACAACATCGGGCCTAGACAACCCGACTGCCGCTGGCCCTGACAATTTCATTGTCGGAGAGTACGATCCAGCCGAGGTTGTTGCTCCCGCAGACCTCGTGGCCCAGCAATTCTTCCCCGTCACAGTACCAACTAGGGAGCGCATAGAATTCACTGTTGGTGGTAAAACCTTAAACGTCATGCACAACTGGAATGGCCCCGGTGATGTTTCCAAGCTTCCCTCACGCTGCACCGATGGGTTTATTACTAAGATCGTTGGTGATCCAGACGTTGAGGCCGATGAGTATTACCTGAAGTTTTCCGAGAAGGATAGTGCGTGGATTGAGTCTATTGGAGAATCTACCTCCAAAGGTAATCTTCCTCTAGATAGTGCGCTTGACCCCACCACTATGCCCCACACCTTAAAAAGGCGTGTTGCCACGGGCGTTTTTGCAGATGACCATAATTCGCAGTGGTCAACTGTCAGAAGTGCCGGAGATGTTTACTTCACGTTTGGTAGAGAGAAATGGGCAAACCGGGAAGTCGGCGACGATGTTATGGCACCCGAGCCATCATTCGTTGGGCAGACGCTTAACGATATTCTCCTGTACAAGGATCGCCTAGTAGTCTTGAGTAGGGATTCCGCTGTGTTTAGTGAAGTTAGGGAGCCACTAAACTTCTGGCCTACATCAATCATGTCCCTGGTGGACTCTGACCCAATTGACGTACAAGCCTCCACAACCACTGACGGTGTGAGCAACTTCCACAGTGGTGTGGGCACAGAGGCTGGCCTACTACTATTCACAGACAACGCACAGTTTTTGGCAAGGTCTGGATTTCAAGAGGGATTCAGTTCTAGGTCCGTCCATATCGACCAGATATCTCGTTACCAATCTGCCAATATAGCAAAACCCACCTTTGTTGGTTCCAGGGTTTATTGGGTAACTGAGCAGGGCGCACACTCTAAGGTGTGGGAGTACGTTATCGCGTCAGCCTCTGGTGGTGGGAGCTTCACTGGCAATGCCACAGATATAACAGGGCACGTTCCAAGCTACCTCCCCGCAAACATTTACAAACTTACAGGAAATGACAACGAGGCGATGCTGTGCTTCTTGTCTCGAGACACGCCTAAGAATGTATTCGTCTACCAGTACCTATTTAACGGCAACAACCGACTTCAGTCTGCATGGACAAAGTGGGAATTTGAACAGGATATTCTTAGCGGCGATTTCATAGACAGCAATCTGCACCTACTGATTGACAGGTCTGATGCCCTTGGCTCGAAAACATCGCTTGAGTATTTACCTCCCAGAAGAAGTGATCCATCGTTCCCGAGAACATTGACAGAAGGGCCTCCGATACCCAACCAGCCTGTCATGCTAGATCAGAGAGCGGAATACTTTAACAATGGCACCAATCCATCTGGAGCCTCCTCGATCTTCACAGAGGTTGTACTCCCCTACGATTGGCCTTCTAATTTGGCGACTGCGGGTTGCACCTTCCAGATTGTTGTAGGAGGTTCTGGCCCCTTGGCGGGAACCGTCATTCCGGGTGATTTAGGTACTATTATAACGGGGAGTCTGGCGAGTAGTAATTCTGTCTTCATTCCGGACCCTAATGGGATTTATAAGAACACAACTCTGTACATTGGCAGGAAGTATTCACAGGATATTACGTTCAGTAGGTTTATCATTAAATCCACTGCGAGTTCCAGCCGAGCAGTACAGCCATACACCAGCGGCAGAACCCAGATACGGACTTTTTCTCTGAAATTCTCTACTGCCGGTCCCTTCACTATCACTGTGGATAATGGCGGGGAACTGTACACATACAACTACTACGATCCGTGGCTTATCGACGGACAAGTCGGCCCTGGGGTGGGCACCAATGATGAGTTCAAGGTGGACGTTGGTGGGCAGAACTCTGAAACAACCATTCAGGTTGTGAACGATACCCCATTCCTAACAAACTTTATTGGGGCTATATACGAGGCTAGTTGGAACACACGGAGCAAGAGGTTGTGAGAGGTTACTTCAGGAAAACTGAAGAGTCCGATATACTTCCAATATCCGAGAACTTACGTGCCTCTGACCTAGAAGAGATACGTATCGCAGCGGGGCTACCCCCCCATGACTGCTTGATGTACGGGTACAAAGAATCAGATGAGTGCAATACCATAGTTCTTGATGGTGTTCCCTCTGCCATGTTCGGGATAACTAGAGTTGAATGGGGTGGTGTCCCCTGGCTCTTGTCAACGAGTGACTTCAGGTGCGTTAGATACAGCTTCCTGAAGAGAAGTAAGAAGTGGCTTGATGAAGCTGCCCCCAAGTACAACCTTCTTAAAAATGTCGTACACGATGAGAATGTTGTAGCTATACGGTGGCTTAAGTTTTTGGGATTTGAGATTACAAACGAAATCCCTATAGAGAAAGACGATAAAGTCTACAATTTTTGGGAGTTTGAAAGGAGAAGCGTTTAGATGTGTCCACCCCTTCTACTAGCAATACCGGGAATTATTGCGAGTGCTGCAAGCTCTGCGTCAGCGGCTATAGCGGGCCTGAGCGCGGGTCAGGTCGCTCTCGGAATAGGTGCTGTAAGCGCAGCGGCGAGTGTCGCTACAAGTGTCTCTGCCGCTAATGCACAAACAGAACAGAATAAACGTGCTGCCGAGACTGCCGCAAAGGCCCGTGCGCTAGAGGCTGCCAAGATAGGCGCAGCGGGTCGGCAGGCAGCAGAGGCTGCTACTTCCAAGAACCTCCAGACGGAGCGGGCGCGTCTTACTGCACAGGGCAGGGCACACACGCAGGCTGTTGAGTCTGGTGGTCAGGGGAACTTCCTGACGAGCATACAGCGTAATATCAACTTGCAGGCTGGTGATCGTGTCTCAGCGATTAAAGCCCAACAGGCTTTGGCTGAAGAGCAGAGGTTCTATTCCAATGCTGCGTCTAACCAGAGGTTGGCTGGTCGTATCGCTGGCCTCCCACAGGCACCGAACTTGGGTCTAGCGATTACGAGTGACATAGTTGGTGCGGCGGGTACGGGACTTAGCACTTACGGTGCCCTTAAGAAATGAGGGGAACAATAGACACTGAGCTCCAGGGGTTAGCCCCCACGGACATACAGCCCACTGTAAGACCCGGCGCAGTCCAGTACATTGCCCCGGCACTACTGGATTCAACTACTGTTGGCCTAGCCCGACTCCACAAAACACTGATGAACGTAGCAGATGCGGGAATACAGGTGTACAAGGGTGAAGAGAAGAGAAACATAGAGCGGGGTGAACTTCTCGCAGAACAAAACGCAGCTAAGGGAACACAGGAGATACTCGAGCAAGAGAATGTGTCCTCTTGGGCAAGTGGCTGGGTGTCGATTGGTATCGGGAATGTGAAGGGTCGTAGGGAAGCCCAAGATGTTGTGCAGAAGATGCTCCTTGACCTACCGGGCAGCATAAAGGGAGATGATACCCCTGAAGGAATTCTTGAGAATTTCGAGGAGCAGTTTGGAGCCTTCACGGACGGCAGGAAGAACGCTTCCAGACTTGATAAGCTCCCAGCCCGAGCAACCAAGGCGTACCTAGAATCAGCAAATGAGTATTACTCAAGTGCCCGAGAGTCGATTGGCCTAAAAGCTTCTTCACTTATTGCGGCGGCTAGGAGGTCCGAATTTGATATCGAGACTACGGGTCGGGTAGGCCAAGTCCTTACAGGCAATGACGGGCCTATGGCAGAGGGACTTCAAGCATTAGCCTCTGATCTACAAGAGAGTGGGGCTGCGTGGGGGATGCCCAGGAAGGAGATAGCCACTTCAATCTCAAATGCGTTGGTTGCACAGCTATCGTCAGAGAATTTAACTGCACAGCAACTATATGCCGTATCCCAGCTTGTTAACCATGAGCCTTACTCAACAGATCCCGCGACAGGGGGTATTGTAGTATCCCCAGACAGCGATATATTTAGAGATGCTGCTAGCCTTAAGGCTGTGAATACAGCAATTGATTCCGCTGAAGATACAATTGCAAGAGCTATACGTGATAAGGACCAAGTAGCCGCTGCCCTCAAGGCTAAAAACAAAACTATTCTCGACGGAGAAGTTTCCGAAGCAATGAAAGCCAATCCCCGACTGACCAATGAAGAACAGGTTGCTTTTAGGGCACGGTACGTAGAGCTTGGTTTCCCTGCAAGTACGTTAGATAACGCTCTGGAAAGAAGAACTAACGATTTGTCCCCCCGTGACCTAGAAGACATCTCAAAAGGAATTAGTAGAGGTGAGTATACGTATGACACGCTTGATGTGCATGCGGGTCTGTACTCCTCTACGTCTTACAACGATGTGAACACCTTGATTGGCGACCATCATAAGCTTCTGAAGACTGTTAAAACCAATGCGAGTTTCAAAAATCAACTAGAGCTTCTAGCGGATGTGATGGAAGCAGGTATTGTACAAACCTCAGACGGTGGTATTATTGTAAACGTATCAACGATTCTGGACCCGGCTAAGGCGCAAGCAGCCCAAGTACTCATTAATAGACAAGCCACTGAACTGATGTCGTATGTGCGTACCGCACGGGACGTTAATGTTCTTAGGGGACAGGATGCTCAGAGGCAAGCAGCAAATTTTGCAAAAGTCACCGCAGCGGCTATTAAGGCTTGGGAGGATTATGGGAAAATTCGCAGTACAGAGGGTGATAACGGAGCAGGCGTTAGAGAGCGGAAAAGAAAGCTGAATTCGTTCAGAGATCCTTCAGGTGCCCAGTGGATAGAGCCTGTGGCCCCAACGAGGGTAGGAGGAGGTACCGGTGGCAGCAGCAGTTCCGCCCCCTTCCGTTGATCGTAGCCTTGGTGGTAGGTTAGACACAAGTGAGCCGTATCCGCCGGGGTTCTGGGCATCAACCTCGGCCCAGGACTACTGGAAAAAACTTCAGGCATTCATAGCTTACGTAGATGGAGTCCTGCCCCCAGGGTTCACTATGCAGAACAATGCCCAAGGTGCCTACCGATCAAAGCCTATTCCTGGGACGGATGCTAAGGGTAACCCAATAGACACGGGAAGCCATATGAATGTGCCCGCCCACGATTTCGTAATACGATCAACTGTGCCCGGTGCCAAGATGCCTACAGCAGCATACGAAAAACTTGGGAGAGTCGCTCAAAATTTTGGACTAGCCGCAGACGGGTCAGCCCACGGCACAGCAGCCCATCTCCACGTTAACGCGGGGAATACAGGCTACTCATACATCGGTGATAAGAAAGAGTTGCATAACCAGACGGGACTTTTCATGAAAGCAATAAACGCACCCCCCACACCCCAATACCCATCTAACACAATTGACCAGGGCGACCCTAGCGGTACTATATTCTTGGATAATGTAGACAAGGCTTTTGGAACAGATGCTGTTGAGGAGGCGCGGGCGATTGCACTAGGCAATCCTAACAGGAACCCGAAGCACCGTAGCCCTACGCAAGACATGGAAGACACTGCACAGATCGTATGGCACAACTACTTGGCAAATTCAGGCACTTCCTCTGCGGGAGTGGACAATGAATTTGTTTTCAAGACTCTACATGAGAGGCTCACTGGACTTTATGGCCCCCTTAACAAAGAACTTGACCCAGTCACACAGCAGCTTAGGTCTGAAGAGTCCCCGATTGTGTTCGCAGGACGCGCTCAAGAACCTCTTCCCGAAGAGGAGGGTCCAGCATGACAACTATTAATAGTGGTTTGGGTACAGGAACTGAAGCTGAAGATAAGTCTCTCGCAGGGGTTATTAGCTCCGAGGCTGGGCGGGAGGAAGAGCAGCGTTCGATGATAAGCACGCTCGCATCTGCGGGTGTCGATATCCTCAATGCCAATGTGCTGGACTCGCCCCCCAGTCCTGCGAGTGATTCAGGTAGTGTTCCTCCTTCCCCAGCCTCTCCCTCTGGAGAATTGGAGTCTGAAGCACCTGATGAACCGGGGGCTGGGGGGCCGGAAACCTCCTATGGTGGTATACCTCAGAACATTGTCGCGGGAGGTGTCGAGGGAATTCTTCACACTTGGAACAACCTCGCTGTTCCTGCAATGGGGGCGGCCCTTGAGGCCGAGGGCGGTACAGAACTGGGGGACTCGTTCCGTGAGAACTTCAATGTTGACGTAGAAGCTCTCCAGAATCTAACCGTTGATGTAGATGGCATTCCGCGAAAGGTCTGGCCCGAGCCACAGGGTGCGGTGGAGGGTGGTGCTAAGGGTATTTCTCAATTCCTAACAACCTTCCTTCCCGTATTCAGAGTCGCTGGTGGGGTTCAGTGGCTACAGCGATACGAAAAAGCTTCTAGGTTCAAGTCTTCAGCTAGGGGTGCCTTTGCTGGAATCTTTGGTGATGCTCTCCCATTCGACCCCTGGGAGGAGAGGCTCACAGATATTATCATTGATAATACCGATGAAGACCGAGGCCCCCTCGAGAGTGCCATACTTAATTTCATGGCAACAGACCCCACTGATTCAAGGGCCGAGGCTATGCTGAAGAGATCGCTTGAAGGCTTGGGTGTAGGTATTGGTGTGGAGGCTGCCGGTAGATTCGCTATTGGTGCGTCAAAGGCTACTTACAAATACGCTGCCGAAGAGGTGGCAAACGTTGCTGCGAGAGTTAAGCACAACCGATCCATGCCTGGGCGACTGGTCAGGGAGGGGGACATCGACGTACCTGCTTCGGAACTGATAATGGACAGTTCCAAGGAGGTTACGCATTTACGAGATGCGTTCAGCACTATCACAGAACTTGTAGAGCGGGTCAAGAACTTCGATACTGGCAACCCCCATATCGCCGAGGCACGGCAGTTCCTCAAAGCACTGTCGGATGAGGCGAGGCGGAACGGTGGGTCGCTCCAGCCTAAAGTATCTGGGAGGCCCCGCTCCGCAAAGGCTGATGCTCTGGATGCAGGCGACAATCAGTTGGATGAGGGTGTAGACGATCTAACTGTTGAAGTTGATGACGTTCCCGATGTAGATGATTTCGATGCCGATGACTTCGCAGAACTGTCCGAGGGGGAAGTCCCTGATTTCGACCTTGAAGACGCAGTTATTGACGTTGATGTAGTTGACGATATAGATCTCGGTGTAGACGGAATCCCCCTGGAGGCTCTTGAAGCACTCTCCCCCGAAGCTCGACTGTACGTTGAAAGTGCCATATACCAGGACAGGGGCTTCAAGAATAGTGTGCTTCAATCCTTCGACGCCCTGGTCGGACCAGAAATGCGCGAAGGATCTGAGTCTCTCATATCCCACCTTGAGGGAATAGGCGACGGTGTGTTCTCTGATATGGCTAGGGGGCTACGCTCTATTCTTGATAAGAACGGGGAGGTGACTTCGTTCTTGCGGGGTATTACCACAAGCCTTGAGGAAGCCGAGGAGAAGTGGTTTGCACAGGCTACCTCAGACATTGTACGGAAACTCCCCCGCAACATACAGACAGATCTTCTGAACGGTGTTAATCCGATAAGAGATCCCTACACGCACAC